CGATTTGCATCCACATCCGCCTTGCTTCTGAAAAAGAAGATAACACGTCCTGCGGGATGGCAGGCGTCGATGCGGCGAGAAACGGATGACGTGGCTCCAACGATTGCGCCCAGATAGTCCTGTCTCGACTGAGTAAAGTTGCTTTCATAGAGTCTGACAAAAGGGATGGCTTGAGGTGAAGCCTTCAAGGCCTCTTGAATACCCTGGGTTGTGTAAATCTGGGTTGTCTCCAATTGAATCTGAAGAGGTGCCATGGCGGAACGAGCGAGACTTGTAAAAGAGATTGGTTGGCCGTTTGCTGATGTCTTCTGTGTCATCGGAATACCCCATGGAACCGGTTTCTGAACCTGTAACGGATCCGAGGATTCTACCAAGTCCTCTAAACGGCGAAGTTTAGCGCGGATACGGAACGTGTGAGCCGTAAGGGCTCTCAGCGGAAAGCCCGGGTCGGTGGGCTGCTGGCATCCAATGAAAGGGATTGAGAGTCTGAGCATAGGCGGAGCGGCATTCCTTGCGATTGCCAGAGGTGTGCCATTATGAGTTCCTGTCACTGCGTTTACGATATAGCCTTGGGCATATGTTCCTTGAAGTTTTCCCAGAGCCCACAAGGCATCGCCGCTAAACTCCTGAAGAAGGAGAGTGTCCTGGTAGATCTGAATCTGCTCAAAAAGAAAGTAGGCGATTCCGTTTGTATAGCCGTATGTGGTGTTGTTTGCGCCTTGAATGATGCTGGAGCCGGCTTTTGCTGCTATATTTGGGGGCAACCACGTAGGCAATGTAATAAGGAATGTTGGGGAGGTCATAAGATCTCCCACAACATCAATGTCGAAATCAATCGTGCGGCCAAAGTCTGCCGAAGTTCGAGGAGGGATTCGGCGAATCTCGGAGAGCCATGGTGTCTGAGGCCTGTAGTCCGAGTTGAAAATATTAAGCGAGTCGAGCTCATCTTGATAAAAGTAAAGGTCTTTTTTGCCTCTTGCGACGAGCTCATAAAGAGACCCTTCGGCAGAGGCAATCGTTGTGGGTGCCGCCATCTGGTGTTACTTGCGTATCTTATTAACCAGGCAGTGGACGCTACCGCCAGACTTGTGAAATTCCGTAACAGGACATGTAATGGGACGGAGACTGCGGAGACGCAGCCATGCTGCGAGAGGACGACTGAAGGAGTTTGCCACAACAGCATCCCCAAGAGAAACGGCATTGGCCATAAACTGGAGAGCCTCATCTTCTGACAATTCATAGCGGTCAGTTGTCGTCTTTCGTATGAGCTCCTGACTGGCCATGTCAAAAGCAGGGAAATACACGATCGCTACGTCTTTGGGTAGAATACAGAGCACCAAATCAATATGATAGAAGCGTGGGTCAATCAGACGTAGAGGTGTGACTTTAGGGAAAATCTTGCGAACACACGGAATGGCCTCCATATGACTGCGAATCCCGTATCCCATCCAGGCCTTTGTTGAGCTTGTGTAAGAAAGTAGGAGTTCACACTCGAACGGGACAGGACATGTCCACTGAGTTCCAGCGCGGACAATCTTGGCAAACTCCTTTTCCTCACCTCGGCGACCTTCTACAGAAAAGTTCGCAAGGAGCATTCGCCCGCCCTCAACAATTGCCTGATCTTGTGTAAAGACTTGATCTGGAAAGGCAGGATTCGGACGTATCACTTTAACAGTATAGCCGAGACCTCGGATTGTATGTACAAGGTTGTCCCATTGGATCTTCGCTTTCTTTTTATCAATCCCGCCCTTTCGGCGCATGAAAGGGTTTTGACCCACTGTCACTACGTCAAAGTAAGTAGGCTCACACATGATCACCTCCATACTACTCTATTGCTGAAACTTTGAGAACATAGACGGCCGGCTTGATATGTTGGCTGGGGAGTGTCATAAAGGCAGTGCGGCCATGCCTCGGAAAGGGTATCTCCTGCTGATCCTGTGCCTCGCCATCCTGTATCCATGTATCCAAGGCCGCTTTTGTCATCTTATAGCCTGGCTCTGAGATGACGATACCAAGTTGCTTGAGATTGGATAAAATTTGAACAGCTTCCTGGACGCGCTCGGCCTTTGTCTTATAACGGGGTTCGGGCATCTTTTAGGGAGTGTGTAAGAAGGGTTAAGCCCGTAGCCTCGTGTAAAAAGAGAATGTGTGGAATCTGGGCTTACATTGGAGGAGGCGCGGCGGCAAGCGCAGCGGCAAGCGCAGCAGCAGAAGCGGCAGCCACTCTACTGGCACGTGGTCCTGAAGGAACACAAATTCTTACACTGGATGGAGCCACCTTTGTCTTTACACGCCTTGCGATCAATGGACTGAATCTTGCGGGGATGCAGCCATTTCAGATTGGCAGACAGGTTTTCATGTGTAATGGCGAGATCTATAATGCGGCGGCTCTATCTGCGGAGATGGGGTATGTTCCTGTGAGCGGATCAGATTGCGAGGTTCTTGGAGCACTATGGAAGTGGTGTGCGGGGGATGCGGTCGCCTTTGCGCGGTCGCTCGATGGAGTCTTTGCCATTGTGTTAAAAGATGGTGATACCTACGTTGTGGCGCGGGATCCGTATGGTGTTCGCCCGCTTTATTATGCCAAGGCGGAGGACGGATCCTATGTTTTTGGCAGCGAGCGCAAGTCGCTTGCCCATGCGGATGTGCGGGAGTTCCCTCCAGGGCAGGTGTGGGTCTTACGCAGCGGCTCTGAGCAGCGCCTCGTCTACCACACTGTGCCGTGGGTGAAGGGAGTAGTTGGCACAGCATCTGGCTGGGCAGACGCAGTGCGTGTCTCCCTGGAGGCGGCAGTTCATAAGCGTCTGCTGGCGGAGCGGCCGGTGGCGGCGCTTTTGAGTGGCGGACTCGATTCATCGCTCATCGCAGCCCTTGTTCAGCGCTCTATGAAGCCGCAGGGGCGGTGTCTTGAGACGTTTTCCATTGGAATGGCAGGCAGCACGGATTTGAGGTTCGCAAAGTATGTGGCCGACTGGATTGGCTCGAAGCATCATGAGATTGTGGTGACGGCGGATGAGATGTTTGCTGTCATTCCTTCTGTCATAAAGGCAATTGAATCCTATGACATTACAACCGTTAGGGCTTCAGTTGGGAACTGGATGGTGGCGCGGGAGGTGCGGGCACGGTCAGACTGTAAGGTTGTCTTTAATGGGGATGGATCAGACGAAGTATGGGGGTCTTACTTGTATATGGGTCGTGCCCCTACAGGGGCTGCTTTTGAGCGAGAGTCAGAGCGTCTGTTAGAGGAGATTCATCAGTATGATGTGCTCCGCTCAGACCGATGTGTGGCGGCGCATGGGTTGGAGGCACGGACACCGTTCTTGGACAAGCAGTTTGTTGGGGTCGCACGGTCGGCGCCGACTTCGATGAGGCGATGGTTCAGCGGCGGCGGCAGCAGTGGCCAGGTCGAGAAGCAGCTCCTGCGCGATGCCTTTTCCCAGACGGGGATCCTGCCTGGAGATGTCATGTGGAGGAAGAAGGAGGCGTTCTCTGACGGAGTTTCAGGCACAGAGCGCTCATGGTTTGAGGAGATTCAGTCACGCGTCACACGTCTTGTGCCAGCCGATTGGGAGGAGCAGGGCAAGCGCTGGACGCCACGCCCTCAGACCGCGGAGGCGTATTGGTATAGGAGTTTGTATGAAGAGTCTTATGGATCTCTGGTGAAGCCGTGGCCATACTGGATGCCCCGCTGGTCGCCTGAGACAAAGGATCCTTCAGCGCGGACTCTTGCCCTGTAAAAGTTGAAGTTGGATATGTCGGAGAGTTAAAGTCTCCTCCTTTCAAAATGAACGTCTACATCGTCATTGAAAACGGCGATCCGTATGGCGTGGCCTACACCACCTACGATGCGGCTGTGGCCGCAGTCAAACTGAAACACAAGGAAGCAATTGATGAGGAGCTGCGGTGGATTGAAGAGAACGACCACCCTGGCTGCAATGAGGTGGATGTGCCCGAGTCTGCAACGGGACTCTCACGCCTCTACATCGAGAAAGAGATCCATATTGAGATTCACAGGCTGCCGGTTTGGTAGAGCCGGTGCCTAAAAATTGAAGTAAGCTAACCGGAGCAGAGGTAAGTCCCCCTGTAAGAGTAGAAATGGGTCAGTACTACTACCCCATCATCCTCGACGCCGACGGAAAGATCGTTGTGTGGATGCAAGCCCACATGTACGGAAATGGCCTTAAATTGATGGAGCACTCCTTCATTGGCAACAACTTCGTAAGCACCTTCGAATTTGCCCTGAGTTCTGAGGGTCCGCACCACAAGTCTCGTGTAGTCTGGGCTGGTGACTATGCGGATGCGGAGGAGGAAGGAGAGAATCTCTACAACCAGTGCGAAGAGTACAGGATGATTCGTCCTGAGGAGAAGGATACCAGCCGATTTCGCTTCGTCGTCAACCATACCAAGCGGCTGTTCGTTGACAAGAGCAAGGTTCCGAAGGATGGCGGTGGATACACAGTCCATCCTCTTCCCCTCCTCACCTGCGAGGGCAATGGACGTGGGGGCGGAGATTACCGAGGGGATTCACCTCATGTCGGCTCCTGGGCACGGGATGTGATTTCAGTGGAGGAAGATGCTCCTGAAGGCTTTCAGGAGCTTGCGTTTGACTTAGTGGAGAGGTGTTAGACATTGATGTATGAATTGTTAGTAAATGTCCAGGTTGAACCTGTCGAATCACTTGAAAAAACAAAAGAAGTTCCAGCAGGCGGGCTTGCAGTTGAAAAGGTTGACCCACACGGATTCAAGAAAGCTGTACCATTTGTAATATTGTACGGCGAATTTTTGGTTTGATCAATTGTGTTACCATTTGTATCTTGCGGCTGTCCACTTCCATTAACCCCAGTAGGATATGTAATTGCAGCAGATGAATAACCAGGGCTTGGCGGACTTGAGATAACAGAGACTTCTATGAATTGACGCTGAGAGTCTACAGTTTCTTTAATGAGACGAATCTGATATATATACGTAGAATCACTCGATACATTACTATAATCAACAAATGTTACAAGAAGTGTTGTAATTGAATATCCTGATCGTATACTATTTGAATAATAAATCGAGCGTACTGCTCTGTCATAGTTACCAAATAATATAGAAGGTATTGTTGATGCTGATATATTATTTGATAAACTAAGATTTTGAAACGTAATTACGCCAAATATAATAGCATTATTTGAATTCCAGAAAAGAGTACTACTATAATTTGTACCAAAAAAATTAAAAACAATGTTGCTCATTGGTATAGGTACATTTGCATCATCTAATGCGCCAGAATTAATTGTATAACCAGCATCTGTTATTCCAGTAAAAGAAATCTGTGTTAGCCCTGATGTGCTTCCTGTTGCTGAACTATTTCCAGATAAAATTTGTAAAATAAATTTAGTTAACGCTTGTTCTTCTGCGTAGGTTGTAAAGATAGCACCTGTATCTTTTAATACTACATCGCTTTCTAATAATTTTAATTTTGTTACTGTAGATTTAGACAATAAATCTTTATTGTTAGTGATATATGAAGCATAGACTACACGCGCTTGATTTCGCTTTTCAAGATCACCTGCAGTTAGAGTGGGCATATTACTATAGTATGTTTTTATCTGTAAGGACGGAACCTAAAAGTTGAATCTATGCTAGCCTTCCATAGAACGCCCTCCCGCAAGCAAAATGACAGAGCCTTCAGCCGCGGCTCTAAGGATGCAAGATCTCTGCTGTCTAGCACGTCTAACCTGCTGGGAAAAGACGAAAGGCGTCATTGGTGAAAGTAATCGAACCGCCTCCCATGTCCTCCTCTGTAAAGGTAAGCCTATCTCAGGGCAACTCTGTGAAACATGTAAAAAGAGGCCTTTGGATGGAAAGTATCAGTCTAAAATGCTTCATGGTCTCCTGACGGAACCTATACCAGACACCTCTCACATTTACGGAGGGCGTTGGTATTGGGCGCAGGTGGATGGGAAGAAAGGCGGAGATCCCCCTGACGCATGGATAATTGCCGCGCAAGAGGCGCAGGCCGCGGCAGAGGCGGTATGTGGATCAAGGGCATGGAAGGTTCAAAGACCAGGGGCGGCTGATCTGAAGGAGATGGTTCGGAAGAAGAATGCTGATGTGTCAAAACAGCGAGCACAAACGGCCGCATCCGTAAAAAAAGGCACACTCCTGACATCCTTTCCTGTTATTGAGACTTACTATCAGGAAACTCCAGAGGCACCTTTAGCCGGGAGAGCCTTTGATGCCAGTATGTGGAAAGAAATGCGAAATGGTGTTGAGGTGTGGGTCTGGGAAAACGGAATGATCTTTACCGTCGGACCCACTGGGAAACCTGCCAAGCGGATTTCTTGAGTGCGTTTGGAGACATAGTTTTTGATCTCCGAATCAATTGGGTAGACGCCCAGTTGGTCCTTTAGCTCACTCGGTAGAGCATGCGGCTGTTAACCGCAAGGTAGTCGGATCGATGCCGACAAGGACCGTATCTTATACTTCCACCTTTGTTCTTTCAAGGAAAGGGCAAAGGTGGGATTGGACGAGCTGTATCTCAGGGCGATGACTCCTTACTCACTATCCTCTTGCTGTGCCACCCCTTCTTTCCGCCGAGTTGGCCCTTGGTTTCTCCACACGTTTACCGCTTGTTATTTGGAAGTAAAAAATAATAACATAAAACCTGAATAAGACGCAGAGAGTTCGTGTGAAGTGGATTCAACATGGGGGACATGCAAGAGGAATTACTCTCACTTTTCGCCAGAGTGAGAGTATATTATTTAGGAACTGAGATTCTCCGTAATCAAAGGATGGCCATCCACACTTTTTTAAGAGGTTTGTAACCTCATAAAAAATGAATTTGAGCCAGTCAAATATCTAGATGTCTATGCCTGTGTCGCCTGTGTCGCCTTCACCTATCGTAGAGTTTTCGCCAGCCTGGTTTGACGAGTCATCCAAGGCGTGGCGCACGAACAAGATCCGAAAGGGAGAGGGGTGGGTCTATCGGTGCGCTCATGGGGAATGTAAGAGACGCGTAGGTGCCTCTATTTGTTGCTTTCAGCATAAGCCGCCTCCTACCACAGAGAGCATTGCCGAGCGTGTCATCAAGAGGCACATAGCTCTTGCTAAAATTTGAATGTGAAGGCATCGCAAAGAGCCATGTCCCATCATGTATCGTGTAAAGCAAGACAGCACACTTGTCTGGATTAAGCGAGGAGCTTACGCCGGTCTGCCAGCAGGACGAGTCACGATGCGTATTCCTGTTGGCGAGCCATACTTTGTCGGCGAGCCACCGCCCATCACACCCTCTTTTACACCCCAGACAGTGGGTGAAGAGGCGTGGGAACTTGTTAAAGAATGGTATGCAGCTCGTGGCGAGCCCGTGCCCGAGCAAGATCGTGCTGATTCAGCGGCAATCATCGCTGCCGAGGCAGAAGAGTTCGCTATAGTCCGTCAGGGACTTTTACCGCAGAAACGTACCGTAGTCCCGAAGGCCACTCGGCGGGCGAAAACTCCGAAGGCAGCGGCAGCTGCTCAATCATGTGGCTCTGGAGTATGAGACTCCTCGGCTTGGGAAAGCCATTAAACTCCGTGCTCGTCACACTCGTATATGCCCCCATCTTTGGAAACCAGAGCCAATCACCCACTTCTAACACTTCTGCCTGAGAGGCCGCAGCGATCATATCTACGCTATCACATGTGCGGCCATACAAGACAGCTGGAGCGTGAGGACGAAGCGCTTCGCCATCTGATCGGACACGGATCCACCGTGGCGTGGAATGGTCATACGGAATACAGGAGAACTGGCCATACAGACTCTCATCAAGCGTATACCGCCACCCCTTGCGACCCTTCGCCGCGGCTTTTTTTGCGATGACCTTCACGAACAAGTCTTGGCACGAAGAGGCAAAGAAACGCCCAGGCTCTGCGATAACCCGCAGACTTCGTGGAAGCCGCGCAATCGCCTTCCGAATCACAGCCGCCGTCCCCTCAAATCCCTCTGGCATGAAGCCCCCACCAATATCAAGAGTGGTTATCTCGTGACCCTTCCGTGTAAGAATTGCCATTGCCTTCACAGCATCGGCAATAGCGGCCGTATATTGCCCCGATGAGGAACAGCCACTCCCCACGTGGAAACTGACACCACTGATACGCTGTCCACGAGCTGTCGCAGCCTTTGCTAAACCCTCAACAGCCTCAAGCTCTGCGCCAAACTTGGCACCAAATGGCATGCGACTCTCGGAATCTCCAACACGCAGCCGAACGAGAGAAGTTCCCTCCCATCCTTTTGTAGCAAGTTTTTCAATCTCTTCATTACTATCTATCACAGTTGTCTGTACCTTCCTGCTTGTAAAAAGGATATCCTCCGGCTTTTTACAAGGGTTCGCAAAAACAATCTCAGGCTTGGCGCCACTTGAATAAAGCTCATTCACAGCGGCGATTTCACGTCCACTCGCACAATCAAAGCCAGTTCCGCCATCGGCTAACCACTGCATCAACACCGGATCAGGATTACACTTGACGGCATAGAAAGGCTTCACTGTCGGAAGCTCCTTTGCCCAGAGTGACACCTGCGCCCGGACACGCGCCTGAGAAACTGTGTAGAAACTGCTCGTGAATTTGCCATGGGCAGAAACGAGTGAGTGTAATTTCTTCAGTGTGATTGATAAACTAGGAACACAAAAAACGTTTAGACCTACCGCCTCAGACGCCGGGAGTGGCGACGGTGCCGGCGAACATTCTTTGTCTTTCTTTTGCCACCGCTGGCTACCCTTGGGTTTTGTTGGCAAAAGTTATATATACTAAGCGAACAACCTTCCCCGTGTTTGATTGAATTCACATTGTATTGTGCCCCACCGTTCATTATAGTATCATATGATTCTACACTCCCACATTCAGGGCATTTATGTTTGTTATCTTCTGTTATCGCTGCCATATAACATATTTTTTTGGTGTCCCCTTCTCCATGTGACCATAAAGTTCCAGGCTCAAAGCCAGTGACAGGCGCAGCCATTATACTATTTTATAATAAATTAAGCTACAAGACCAGAAAATTGTAAAAGAAGTGTGAAGTCCTTGCCGCCGAAGTTTACAAGCCTGTAGAACTCGTCGCGGATATCCACTTGTAGAGTCTGGAGCCTGTTAAGAGTTTGGGGCAAACGGAAAACCGTTTGTTGAATAGTCTCCTTGTTCAGAAACTTGTAGCCGCCAGTAGCCTGATCCATATAGATAATGGCGAATGGAGAGCGTCGCCCCATGCCACGTTCAATGACACTCAGTGACTGGGTTGTCTCCACATTTAGATAGAGATAGAGACGAGTCAGAGTTGTGTCAACCGGAAAGGAGGAACGAAGAGTTCCTGTTATAGCTGTGGCATCTGCTGATGAGAATCCGAGGATAGTTGCCGGTGTATTGATTTGTAAGAGTGCGCCGCTCGTTTTTTCAAAGTCGTCTGCGGGGCTTCCAGAGCGAAAAATGAAAGAATATACAGTGCTTCCTGCAGTAAGAGTGACTACGAGTTGTCCTGTTACGGCATCAAGGTCAGCCTTATATGTATTCTGACGTCCAGAGAGGGCATTCAGAGCTACGCCGAGAGCTGCCACAAGCGTTGCCGGAGTGTAAAAAGAGGGTGGCAGGGTGACGAGAAAACGGGTGGTTCCCTCAAGCAGCATGAATGTGTTGTAGCCAGTGTCAAGAGTGTATGGAGTGGCCGGAATTGTCCCCGCCAGAAGTTCGACGGATTGGACATCCTTGAGAGGACGCTGGAAGACGAAGCGGAACGGATTGGCAGCGGGCGCCAGAGTGTAGTTACGATCACGGCTACTCACCTCAACCAAAAGTGTCTGCTGGGTTCTGGGTTTTGGTGCTAAGGATAAAGTATCTTGGCCGCTGGAGCGTGTTGCCAGCGTGGAGGCCTGTGTTGTTGTGCTCATGTCTAGGAAGACGCCGCCTTTTTAGGTAAGGCCTTAGTCCACGCTTGAAATGCTTTTGACTTCTCAGGAAAATAGGAGCCATTATCGAGATCAGATCCAGGCTGAACAAACTTCTTCTTTAGCATGACGGCAGCCAAGTCATGAAGCTCTCGCTCTTTCTGTGTTAGAGATGCGCGCCACCTTACAAGAAGATCTGCGGTCTTTGGATCCATGGGAGGACTTGGATAGTCCCGCTGTTAGCGCTGGCAATTTTAGGGACGCCGAGCAGATGGACGAGATGATAAACATGTTAAAAAAGAAGGGTCGCCCACTTTCCTCTTTTCACAAAGGGGATACGGTTCGATTCTCAAACAAGATGAGCCAAGGTTCTTATGTTCTAACGGAGGCGCCAGGCGAGGGCTTCGCAGCCGAGTTCAAGCCTGTGGCAACACCTGGCGAGATTCTGGCACTGGGAGCATTTGGAGGCCGATACTTGAATGACTGCATGGATGAGTTCCCTGCTGAATGGTTCTGGAAAGCCTTGCTATTAGGCCGCTTAGCACCCGATGCATCAGCTGGCGGCGATGTGAATATAAACGCTTTTGGAGTTTCTTCTCGCCTACCCTTATCGGAGTGGCGGAAAGCAGGATGGGTGCCTGGGAGCAAAGGCAAAGGAAACAAGGCAATCTTATCCGATGCTGAGAGGAATCCGGACGATAGAGGATGGTTCCAATGGTATTGCCGCTACTGGATGGGACGCCGTATTCCCGATCTTGACGCCGTTCAGATCCAGAGATGGCGCGCTTTTGCCCGTCATGCGGGAGCAGTGCGCGGGGCGTGCAAGGCGGGAGACTTAACGTGCCGCCCTCGGCAACGGCAAGCTCTGCTTCATTGGTCTTGGCCATTTTGGTCTTGAAAAAAGTTGGAAATTGGATCAAAGATAATCATCTTTCTTACAGATCCATCATCAGACACACGATACCTTAATACAATAAGATGGAGCGCACGAGCCTTTGTAATAGCAGCTGCGATTTCGTAAAAAATATATTTAATTTCTCCAGTGCCTGTTGTTAGAGCAAAGATATAGCCAGCCATACTAGATGTCAGTTGAAAAATACAAGTCAAAAGTATTTACAGCTGCAGTGATTCTGCTGGATATGTATCGTGTCGGGACAGGAAGTCTCCTTGTGCTCTTTGTCCCTGGAGTCTGTGATGGAAAGGCGTGCCTTCCCACGGATAATTGGAACAAGGGGGATACCTTTTATCGTATTGGTGTTGCCTGTAATCTCCTAACACTTCTTACATTTGGTGCCTTATATGCGGCTGAAATCAGGCGAGAGAATCGGCTGATTACATATCTTAAAAATAGCCCGGAGTTGCCCATGGATTCAGAGAATGTAGGTCAGACTATTCAGCGGCTGACGGAAACTCGGCAATCAAAGCTTTTCCAATTAAACACCTGGTATCAGCGGATAGGATACATAACGATTGTAATGTATGTGGTCAATACCGTAGTAAGCGCGGTCATCATTTTTACGGGATATATGAATGATAAAGGTCCTGTGCTTTTGATCACTAATACGCTCTTAATTGGGGGCAAACTATACGACATTTATCGCACAGTAAATACCGAGCCAAATGTGTTTTTATCCGCCTACATCAATCACAAGCTCCAGTTTAATGATGTTATACCGGCAAAGGAGAGATTACAAGGGCATGCGCAGCAGCGCCCGCACGATATAAAAGACGATTGCGAAAAGAGCGCCGCCCCATAAAGTATCGGCAACTGCGAGAGGGAGTGTGAAGTCTTTGAACAGTGTTAGAAGAGTGAAATCGTAGACAGCATAGACTGCGGCGCCGGCGGCCGCCGCACCCACGGCAGTCGTTTGTTGGGTATGGAGGTAAGCGAGAGCGAGATAGACAGGCAGGGCGGCGAGAAGCCAGGGACGGAGAGGACGACCGCCTTGGATTTTCTCATAGGCCGGCAAGGCGACTTTTGAACTTAACCAGAGCCACGGCAAGTCCACAAGCGGTATGAGGAGAAGTGTTAGAAGAAAGTGTACCAGCATTTAGTCCTGGTGCGTCTACTTTCCCGTGGAAGAAAGCTTGACACGGTGTAATGACCGAACCATTTCATCTTGAAGGGTTTGACACTTCCTTACGGGGTCGACGCATTCTCGTTATCGGAGTGGAAGGAGCTCTACGGCGCTTTACGGCGCTGGAGGCAGAATCGCTATACAGAGGGAAAAACGTGCTTATTATCGGCGAGAGGACAGATCCAGTGCCATTAGCCGTTTGGCGGCGACGATGGGATGTTGTCTTTCGGATCCGTGATGCCTTTGATGCCCAGATGATTGCTACGTATGTGGCAAATGCTGCAAAGCCGGTTCGTTCCTTCTGGCTTTCTGGGACTGGCAGCCAGGAGGTTCCAAGAGGATTATGGTCACGCTGGACAAAACAGGATACAACTTTGGTGGGATGCTGTGACCCTGTATCTGGCTCTTTAGTGTGCGAATGGGAGGCCATATTCTTCTCACATGGGTGTGAACAGTCAGTCGTTGAAAGGATTCTCGTTCAGAGAGGTGTCGGTGCCGGTCTTGCGCAGGTGAGGACGCACTTGGCAGAGTTGGCCTCGAGCGGCGCGGCATTGGTCTGGTCAAACATTGACGAGACAGATGTGCGCGGAAGCATGTATTGGCATGACCCTGAGAGCTTAGCCGCAATGAGCGGAGGCGTGAACCGGGCAGAAGTTGGACAGATGCTTGATGTAATCGGAGCGTGGGTGCGCACGTCTTAGATTGCTACCCAGCCCTTATCTGAAAACATGTCACCGCACCATTCTGGGGGTTTCGCGTAGCCCTTGTAATAGACTGTAGAGTGGAAGGCCAAATATCCTCTCATTGCTGAGTAAGAACCATGTGATAA